TTGCTCCATCAATAAAAAGTGCAGTAAAAGAATTTTTAGATTTTTATAGTATAAATCGTAAAGTTTTAGATTTGAACGTCAGAGCATTTGTTTGGGATATTACCTACGCATTGGGTTCAATGTGGGCTGCTGTTAAAATTGTAACTCAGGCGATATTTGATTTTGCTAATGCTCACCCAGTTTTATTTAGACGGGTTATTGAATTGGCAGTTGCATTAGGGATGCTTGTTGGAACTCTGTTCACGATTCAAAAAGCAATCACATTAGTTAAGGGTGGAATTGATTTATTAAATACTGCATTGGGACCACTTCAGTTCATGTGGCAAAAGGTATTTGAACCAGCAATAATATGGATTGGAATGCTTGCCAAGGGCACTCTAAGCAGTCTTTTCCTAAGGTTGGCAGTGTTAACAGAAACAATGCTTCCCGCTCTTTCTAGTGCGTTTCTGGCAGTAGGGGCGGCCATTGAAGCGACTCCAGTGGGTTGGTTATTGACCGCAATAGCAGCCCTAGTTGTTGTTTTGCATGACGCATACGTTCTTCTGACTGGTGGAAATTGGGAAGATACTTGGATTTATAAGGCCATTGAAGGAATCAAGAGTTTAGGCTCTAAGGCTTTGGCATTCTTTGGTTTCGGTGGTGAGGAGCAGGGAGCACAAGGGGCATCTGGTGCAATGAACGCAGCCGAAAACCTTGATTTTGCAGCAACCGCCAATTCTAGTCCTGCTGGCTTTGGATCGACTCAAAATTCATCTCAATATTCATTAAACGCACCAATCACAATCAATGTTCCAGAAGGAACTGATCAGAAAAAAGTTGGTGAACACGTTCAAAAGGGAGTTAAAGAGCACATGGATGAGGTTTACAGAAGAACTCATCAATCTCTTGCTCCTGCGGTGGTGAGGTAATATGGGTTTAATTGGAAAACTTTTAAGTGGTCAGACAAAAGTTCAGTTTATCCAAAACGATAATACTGTAATTCAATTTGACGCAACCATGAAGGAGAATCACAAAAGAGATTCCCCACCAACAGAGTTTCCAGTTGAAGATGGAACGAGTATTTCTGACCATATTATACTTAAACCATTCTCATTGGATTTAACTGCCATAATTACTGACAGCCCTATTGGTGATATTGAGGGACTTTTAAAAGAGGTTGCCACATCAGTTGCTACGGCTTTGCTTCCGCCTGTAGGGGTTATTGGAGCAACTGCTGGTATCGCTTTGTTCAATTCACTCACTGGAGCAAAAAGAAGATCAGTTGCAAACTATGAACAGATTCTCCAGTTACAGGAAAACAGAAAAGCCTTTGACGTTCTCACTTCTCTAAAAAGATACCCGAATATGTTCATTTCAAGTTTATCGGCTCCTCGTGATCTTGAGAGCGGTCAGGCTATTGTTTTTACGATTAGCTTGGTTCAGTTGATAATCGTATCTCCTCAGTCAGTAAATGTTCAGGTATTTGCCAATCCGGGATTAGCTTCTAACCTTGCACATGAGGGTGAAAAGTCTGCTGGTATTCCTAACGGGTTTGAACAGGGATATAAAGACACAACAGCAAAATTTAATAGAATTTCTGGAGGTAAGTCGTGAGTTTTAAAACAATTCCGCTATCCCAAAACAAGCCTTGGCAGACATTTAATATTTCACTGAATGATGTTATTTACGGACTTACATTCTCTTTCAATACACGTTCAAATACTTGGACAATGGAAATTTCAGACTCAAATGAAAACATTTTGATCTCTGGAGTACCACTTTTGATTGAGAGAAATCTTTTAACACAATACAGATACCTAAATTTACCAACTGGTGTGATGTTTGTTTTAGATAATACTGGAAAGCAAGAGCAACCATCTCTTTATTCTTTTGGAACAACCCACACGTTTTACTATGAGGATGGGACTTAATGAATGAGCAATTATTCAATAGAAGTTACATTCTTGATTTAGGAGCACCAAAAAAAACTGCTTCAATGCGATATACAAATATTGATTCAGGTAATGGTAAGAACTCTGCACTGAGAATTGCATTTGAAATCGAAAAAAACACTTTAGGTTCATCTTCCAATCACTCAAAGATTGCAATTTATAATTTATCGACTGAAAGCAGACAGAAAATAGTTAAGGGATGGTCGCTTCAACTTCAAGCTGGTTATGACGGAGCTGTTGGGACTATTTTTGTGGGTAATGTTTTCAATGTAAAATCAGAGCGTAAGGGTGCTGATATTATAACCGTTTTAGAATGTCTCGATGGTGGCTCTGCAATCAGCTATGGAACATTTGATAAATCTTACGGAAAAGGAACTCCACTTTACCAAATCTTACAAGACGTAGCAAAGGCGATGAGTCTTACATCTGACACAAACCCATCTGGAGTTAACGCAGGTGTTGTGATTGGTCTTCCTGATTTCAAGATCGGCTATAGTTTCACTGCTATTGGGGCGTGTAAGGATACACTCGATAAACTTTTGAAACCTTTGGGGCTTGGCTGGAGCGTTCAAAACGGTGCGCTAACAATTTTACCTCAAACATCACATTCTGGTCAGGCAATTTTAATGTCCTCAACTTCTGGAATGATTGGCGTACCTTCTTTCAATAATGACCTGTTAAGTTTCAAGTCACTTTTGAATCCAAAAGTAATTCCAAATGCCTTAATTAAGATGGTTTCCGAGAATGTCGCATTGAATGGATTTTACAAAATTAACCTAGCCAAATACGAAGGTGATACCCATGAAAATAAATGGAATATCAACTGTGAGGCATTTAAGGTTGGAAATATTTCACAAGCTTATCCGGCTTCAAGCGGGTATGACTTTTCTAAGGCGGTGGTATGAGTAGTGAAAATGTTTATAATCCGTATGATGTAAATTCCAAGGACTACGATCCAAGAACATTACCTTTAGATGAAATTATCAGAAGGGCAATTCGCTCGGCTTTAATGTCAACTCGCGTTTGTATGCCTTGCAAGGTTTCAAAGGTTCACGGAAATCAACAAGTCGATCTTCAGCCATTATTTAAAACACTGTATGTTGGAAAAACTGATGCCCAAGATATGCCAATGATACAAAATTGCCCAGTCAATATGCCAATGGGTCAAAATTACTCAATTAAATTGCCAGTGGCAGTGGGAGACACGGGGTATGCGATATTTAACGACCGTAGTATGGAGACTTGGCTTGCTGGCGGTGGCGAGTCTACTGATCCTCTGGATTCAAGAGCACATGACATAACTGATGCGGTTTTTGTTCCGGGATTGGTACCATTTTCAAAGCAAACCACTGACGCTACAACGGATTTGGTTCTTACAAACGGCAATTCTCAAATTAGAATGGAGCAGAGCGGCAAGTTAAAGATTCAAAATACGGCAGCAAATCAGGAATTGATTAACATTATCGACAAATTGATAGAAACTTTAATAAGTGAGACTTTTACGATGACGTTTTTTGGACCTCAGCCGTTTTTACAGTTTACCATCCAAAAACTCACACAAATTCAGAACGATTTAGGAGAGCTAAAATCATGATGGTTGGAAATGACAGAGGAGATGCAGTTTTTAATGACGTAGTAGCTGCAAATCCGAATATGTCAAAGCTATCACCATCTGAACTCAGTTTAATGAAGCAATATTTTGAGCTTATTTATTCTTCTGACACAGTTTACATTGTTGGAAATATGGATGTGCTTCCAAACGCTCTCTCTGGAGCTGACTTAAATGCCCCTTCTGGCATACCAAGTACGGGTGCAGACCCTCAGGGCGGAATTGTGAGCTCAACCTCTACGGCATCTCAGGATATTGCTGGGAAAGGCTCGGTTCAGTAATGGATATATCTTTAGACCTGACAAAAGGCAGCACAACATACAAAGATTTGCTATTGGTTAACGGTGATTTGGTAATGACAAATGACTCAAACCCAAACGGATCAAATCCAGTACTACAAAATGTCATTCAAAGGCTGTCATTTTTTTATCAAGAATGGTTCTTGGACAACACTCAGGGGATTCCATATTACCAACAGATTTTTGTTAAAAATCCTGATGTTGCCAAAATTGACGCTATCTTTACCAATGTGATTTTATCAACTCCGGGAATTACTACTTTATTAGAATACTCTTCAAGGTTAGATTCAACCAATAGAGCGTTTTTTGTAAAATTTAGATGCCAGTCAACAAGTGGGATCATAAATTGGAACGGTAACTTTCCTATTGTTGGAGGAACGACATAATGGCTACAGTATACGGTTTAACTCCTACGGGGTTTGTTAAGAAAAGACTTCAAGACATTAAGAGCGAAATGGAATCCAGCTTTCGTTTGACCTTTGGTGACAATATCAATCTTGGGCCAGAGTCAGTTTTCGGACAAATGATTGGAATCAACTCTGAACGTGAATCACTTATTTGGGAGTTGGCTGAAGCCGTTTATAACTCTCAGAATCCAAATGGTGCCACTGGTATTTCTGTGGATAATATTCTTGCGTTATCAAATTTAAGACGATTGCTTGCAACACCAACAAGAACTGATTCAATTTCATTACTTCAGGGCAATGGGATTACTCTTTACGGATTAGTTTTATATGGTACTGCTGGGACAGTTGTTCAGGCTGGTTCTATTATTCAAAACTCAGCATCTCCTCCAATTCAATTCACAACTGATACAGCCATAACAATCCAAGCTGCTGTAAATGCTGTTCAAAATTTGTATTTAAGTAATACTCCCGATGTTGGTACCTATTCATTGATACTAACTGATCATTTGGATACAGCACTCACTACTCCTGTTTTTAGCTTTGAAACTAAGGCAGCAATTTCACAATTAAAATTCTCATCTGTTCCAGTTTCAGGGACATTTGATTTAAGGCTAACTCGCGGTGGAATTGTATCTACATTGACTGGTTTAACTCCTGCAATGACCGCAGGAACTCTACAGGCCGCAATCAATGGTCTTGCTGGTTACACTGGAGTTATTGTTACTGGCTCTTATGCACTTGGTTTTGAAATTACTTTTGCAACCACAGCCGCTTCATTGTCGATTTTAAACAACACAATGGGTGTTACCATTACACCAATTGATTCTGTTAAGGCTGGTATCAATAATCTATTGGATGGCATTTCATATCCATTTACAGATGTTGAAATTGTTTCAGCAGTAAACGGAATGGCATTCTTATTCGGTTCATTTGCCCCATTATCTGGTCAAGTTGCCACTGGATCAAAGCCTCAACCAATTATTACTGTTGCAACAAACTCGCTTCAGATGGGTATTACAATAACAAATATCCTAATCCAAACCACCACAGTTGGTCAGCCAGCTCAAGGTGTTGGAACAGCCACCTGCACTGAAACTGGACCAAATTATATCGCAGCCGGAACTTTAAATGTAATTGGTTCGGTAGTTTCTGGGTGGACTGGTGTAACCAATCAGCTTGATTGTGTAACTGGTACTAATCTTGAAAACGATACCGAAGCACTTGTGAGAAGAAGCGAATACCTTCAGGCTCAGGCAAACGGTCCATTAAATTCAATCATCCAAAAGGTGAGTGTTGTTTCTGGAGTGACCGCGTGTATTGGTTTTCAAAACTTAAACGGTTCTGCACTTCAAAGAATTGATTTTTCATCAGTTCCAGTAGCTGGTTCATTTCAGATCATTTTACAAACTGGAAATACAGCAGCACTTGCATTCACAGCGACCTCATCTCAGGTTCAATCTGCAATTAGAGCCGTTACTGGATACTCGAATGCACTTGTGACTGGAGCTTTCGATGTTGGATTCACAATTGATTTCAACGGAGACTTTGGCGGTCAAGAGCAACCATTAATTGGGATTTTGAATAACAGTTTGGGTGTTACCGTGACACCAGCATTTGATCGTCCGGGTCATTCATTTGAAATTGTTGTTCAAGGTGGTGCGGACTCTGATATTGCAAAGGCAATTTTAGGTGCTGCTCCTGCTGGTATCCAAAGTCACGGATCAACTTCTGTTATTGTTTACGATGATCTTGGAAATGCATTCACAATTTCATTCTCAAGACCAGTGCAGGTTCCAATCTATGTTGTGATCTCGTTGAATACAGATTTGACCACATCAGCGAGTCCAAAATTCAATCTAGGAAGTATTTCCACAATCATTTCTGACATTGTAGCAATTGGAAATAGTATTAAGATTGGTGGAACAATTATTGGGTTTGGTACTAACGGTTTGGTTGGGGCATTTAATGATGTTCAGGGGATTGAATATTACACAATAGCATTTGGTAGGACTCCATCACCAGTTTCAAATGCAAACGTGACACTTCAACCAGAAGAAGCACCAATTTTTGAATCATTTAACGTACAAATTTCATACGTCTAGGAGGATAAGTGATAGTTCAACAGATTTTTACTCATACTCAAGACGCTCTCGCCAGATTATTGGCTCAATATGTTGGGATGCCTCGTGTTCAGAGCCTAATCACAACATTTTCAGCTCAAATCCAAGACCTTGAGAATGCCATTTATCCTTTGGATGAGGGTAGAGCATTTTGGAATGGTACAACCACTCCCGCAATTGGTGCTCAACTTGATATTATTGGTTCTTTGGTTGGCATCAATCGAAATGGCCTATCCGATCAGCAGTATATTTTATTTATTTTTGGTAAAATTGCTCAGAACTATTCAGATGGCACTAGACCAACAATGGCAGTTGTCGTTCAAAATCTTTTTCAAGCTCAAATTTCACTTATTCAAGACTACTATCCAGCAGGTTTGGGTGTTGAAGCTATTGGTAGTGAAATCCCCCCTTCACTTTACCCAATCGCTAAGGCTATTGTAGAAGGAGCATTAGGAGCTGGAATTAAACTAACCTATGCGGCAGCGAGCCAAGACACAAACGTGTTTCGGTTCTATACTTCTGGAATAGATGGTGCCGTAAGTGGTTTTAGTGATATTTATAATCCCACTATTGGTGGAAAATATATAGGATTGATATAGGGGAAAAAAATGGCTACACCTCGCCCGATAAATTATTTAAACTGGACTGATGGCGCACCAAGTAAAGTTGTTCAACCAGATTCATCATTTTTGCTTCAAGGTTGGGTTCCGGGGCAAGCTCCGCCAGCTCAGTATGCAAACTGGCAAGGGTATTTAACCGACCAGTGGATCAAATATTTTGACGAGGCAATCAGTCCGGGTATTCCTGACCAAGCCCTTAGACTTTTAAATGGTGGAAACTGGTCATTTGATTTAGGAACTTCAGCATTTTCTTGGGATCAAGATGCAAATTTAGGTTTTGCTTCTGTTCCAGATGCAAATAATACAATCACAGCAGCTTCGGTTACAATTCTTGATGGTCAAGTTGCTTATGTAAATGCAAACACACCATTTATCGTTCAGGCAACATCTCAAAATGGTTCAAATGTACTGACTGATGTTTCATTTACTGCTGCACTAGCATTTGGAATGACCGTTACTGGCCCGGGAATACAAGCTGGCACAACAATTCAATCTGTAGGTGCCAATTCTGTAACTTTAACCCTTCCTGCAACTGCCTCAAACGTAGGCGCAACAATTATATTTTCAAACAGTGCTGCTCTTTCAGTAATTGTGGTTGATAACTCTGCGTTCATTCCAGATTTTGACACAATCATGATTGCTCGTCGTTCTGGTGATCAGGTTTACGTTGGAGTTAACACTGGTCAGATGCTTTTGAGAGACAAGGAATCAAAGCCTTTACTTGGAAGTGGATACTTTACAGTTTATGACGGAACCGCTGGGGAAAATTTAACCCAAGGTGATTTGGTTTATATCTCTGAAGGTGCTGGAGATGGTGGACGAAATTCAGGAGAGCTTTACAAGCTAGATTGTGGAGCATTAAATTCTGGAACTAGAGCTGTTTTTGCTGGTGTGGTTATCACATCTGCAATTTCAGGTGATCCAGTAAAAATCATGTTTGATGGTTTTTTCACATACGCTGGACTTACTCTAGGTGCAAAATACTACGCTGATCCTGCGGTTGCTGGTGGAATTACAGACATTCTGCCATCTGGAGCTGGCGAAAAAGTAGTTGTAATTGGTGTTGCGTTAACTTCAACTCAAATTTTAGTTTCTAGTGGCGGTGGTCAAAGTGGTTTGTTTTCTCAACCAGTATTTCACAAAGATTCTTTGGGAACCGCTGGTGGAACAATTTACAATCTTTCAACTTTACCACTAAGCAATGATGCTCTTTTTCTTTACGTTGATGGATTGTATCTACCAAAATCTGAGTACACTCTAGTTGGAACTCAGGTCACAATGAACGTGGCATTGGTTGCTGGTCAAGAATTAGAAGCTCAATATGTTCTTGCTGGTCAAGCTTACCTAACGGCACATCAAGAAACAGCAGTTCCTTCAATTCTTTTACCTCTACAGGAATATGTTTTAGCATTTCAACCACTAAATAAGGTGAGTTTAAATGTATTTATTGATGGTGCTTATGCAGAACCAGCTCTTTATTCAATAATTTTCAATAACAACGGAACAACAACAATTTCATTTGCTACACCACTTGTAGCTGGTCAAGAAGTTGATGCTACTTATTTGGCTCCTGTTGGAGTTGCTGGAAGCGGTGGTGGAATTACTGGTGCAACCAATTTAGGTACTGGTGCAGGAGTTTACGCATCGACAGTCCTTAATAACCTACAATTAAAATCCATTAAAGCTGGTGCTGGGATCAATGTAAACGTAAGCCCAACTGAAATTGAAATTGTAAATGTTGGCGCTGGTTCGGCTCCGGGAATATACGGCTCTGCCGGAACTCCTCATGTATTCAACCCGTTAACTGGTTTGACTATTGGCTCGGAAATGGATCAAATCTATTACCTTGCGACTGGTGCTGGTGCATTGACTGTAACCGCAGCAATTCAAATTCAAGCTGGTTCAACTATTGGTCAGCGTTTGACCTTGCGAGGATTGGATGCAACCAATTATTATATATTTCAAGGTGTATCGGGAAGCTACTTTCAAGGACTATCATTAAACGGTGACTGTTATATAACAAATAATCAGTGCTTAAAACTTTATTGGGATGGTGCTGGCTGGTATGAAGAATCTAGGAGAACATAAGGATATGAAAATGAATAATTGGGTAATTTTACTTGGTCTTATCACGAGTCTGACGGCAAACGCTTCTTCAAGTCGCGTGATTACCGCTGACACAATCAGTGCAACTGGTGGAGCATCATTGTCTGTTCCTAGCACTGGAGCTGCAATCATTTCTGATACCGCATCTCAAACACTTACGAACAAGACTTTGACAGCACCAGTTTTGAACTCTCCTACTGGATTAGTTAAAGCAGATGTTGGTTTATCAAACGTAGATAATACTTCTGATGCTACAAAAAACAGTGCCACTGCAACACTCACCAATAAAACCTTAACCGCTCCAGTAATCAATAGCCCTACTGGTATCGTAAAGGCAGACGTTGGACTCGGTAACGTGGACAACACTTCTGATGCGACCAAAAACTCCGCAACAGCAACTCTCACAAATAAAACAATCGATTATAACAGTAATACTATTTTGAATTTGCCTTCTGTTGCTCCGAGTCTTAGTGGTTCTGCAAGCTCTCCAAATGCAATAACTGCGGCAGGTGGAGTTACTTTTGCTGGAAGTAATTATAATAACATCACTTTTATTGAAAGTAACGGTGGTGCTGTGACTGTAACCGCGACTCCTTCAATAACAAACTGTACCCTTGCTGGTCAGCAATTGACTTTGATTGGAGAATCCGCGACTAATACAGTAACACTTCAGGATAATGCTGGTTTATCTGGGTCAAACCTTCAGTTGAACGGTAATATCACATTGGGATTGAACTCAATTATTACTTTAGTGTGTGACGCTGCTGCTGGTAAATGGGTTGAATCTTCTCGGAGATAATAATGTTTAGAACATTAATTTTAATATCACTTTTATTTCATGGGGCACTGGCGGAAGCGTCGGTGTCTCGTGAGCTTTATGGGGATATTTTAAAAAATACCTCTTGTACTGGATTTACTGGGATCATAAGAGGTACAAGAGGTGTTCTTTCTGCTGGTGGATTGGTTTCTGGAGATATTCCAAATAACTCAGCAAATACTTCTGGTAGTGCCGCAAGTCTTTCTGCAAATTTACCAGTATCAAACTTAAATTCTGGAACTGGAGCAAGCTCAAGCACATTTTGGCGCGGAGATGGTACTTGGTCTACACCACCAAGTGCCCTAACATTCACTCAGGAAATTCCAAGTGGAACCATAAATGGATCAAATGTAACTTTCACTTTAGCATTTACACCAACCACGTCGCCTAGTGTCATACTGTATTTAGACGGTATCACCTTGATTCAAGGCGGAGGTCAGGATTACACTATCAGTGGAGCAACTATCACAATGGCAACAGCACCAGCAACAGGACAAAAATTGTATGCGAGTTACTCAAGATAATAAGGGGATAAAATGAAAAAAATTATAATCACATTGGCTTTACTCTTAGCATTTAACGCAAATGCAGCAAAAATCCAAAAACAAGGAATCAAAACATCGGCTGAATGTATCGCTGCTGGAGCAACTGATGCCACTTGTTTACCAGAAGACACTCAGATTTATGTAACTGCGAACTCAATCAACCAAAAACTTTCCACTGCAATCACAAACGGATTACTTGGTGGAGGTGGAGGTGGTTCATTATTCTTTGTTGAAGGAGCTGATTCTCCAATTGCTTCTTTAGACTCAATGAATAACAGAATTTATCTCTATCAGTCTGGATTGGCTCAGGGTTTAAATACTGTAATTAAAGTACCAGCTTCCTACGGTGGTGGGACTCAAATTAAAATGTACGTTCAGTTTTATAGTCCAGATAGCTCTGGAACAGCTCTGCTGCAATCCATTGCCACTTTGATTCGTCCGGGAATAGATACTTTTTCTTCAACTACAAATCAGAGAACATCAACCAACTCGGCTGTGACACTATCCGCTGGAACTGTAAATATTCCACAGACAGTAACACTTGACCTTACGTCATCTACGGGACAAATTAATGGTGTGTCTGTAGCGGCAAACCAAATTATTTACATCAATCTTAAACGAGGAACCGATACGGCTACCTCAGACCTCAGTGCTCTTGTTTATGGTGCTGAAGTTGTGACTCACTAAGGAGAATTTATGAAAAACATTTTAAGCTCAATCCTGATTCTGACTCAAATTTTTTGGGTAACACCATCTAAAGCCGCACTTTCAAATCCAGATAAGGCAATTATTGCCCATAACAATCTCTTGGCAAACGGTGGTTTTGAGAATGGTAAAGCTGGTCACGTTGCAACGACCGGGGTTCTCACAATCGACACCACAAACTACATTGAAGGCAAGCAATCTGGTTTGATGACCTTCACCAGCGCAACTGGCGATCTTCAGTACAATGTGGCTTCAGGTCAAAACAGCGGCATGAATATGACTGCAACCTGTAAAGTAAAAACCGCAGCTACATCGATTCAGTTTTGCGGAATGGCAAACGGAGTTGAAACTTCATGCATGGCTGTGCCTTCGAACAATACTTGGTCACCTATGGCGATCAATTTCAACGGGCCAACAAACGGTCAAAACGTAGGTTACAAGATCAAAAATACTTCTGCATCTGGAACCATCACTTTCAATGCCGATGGTTGTGATGTTTATACTGGATCAACAACAAGCGTGGCACAGGCTGTATTATTTGGTTTGGTCAAAATTACAGGATGTGCAGGATCATTTCAAAAGGCTGCTGCGGGAAGCACTTTGGTGGCTTATGCTGCACAAACTGGATGTTCTTACGCAGTGGAGGGTAATGCCGTTGCTGATACATCTTTTGGATCAACACAGTTACCAGCAATTAAATTTTCTAGTATGCCAGCTGGAGAATATAAAATTGAGTATGAAGGAACTATTGGGGCAAATGGTGCCAGCGGAACTGTTCAAACAAACCAATTTACTGATGGTACAACTACAGCCAGAGAGATTTCGACGATTGTTGAAGCTGCTGTAGCAACAGGTCAAGCAAATGGAATCTCTCAATCATTCGCATATACTGCTCCAAAAACAAACGTAACATGGCAATTATTCTCAGCAGTAAGTGATGCAAACAATACACAGGTATTTGGTACAACAGCAAAACCTGGGGTAATTCGCGTTTACTATTTCCCTTCTCAATCTTCTCAAGTCATCAACCCCAACATTACACCTGCTTCTTGGAGTGGTTATCATACAAACACTGGAGCATGGTCTACAACGTCAACCGCTTCTCCTGCTGACGTTAGTAACGCGACTGGTATTTCATTAACTCAAACATTAAATAGAAACATGGGAACTGTTACCACAGCTTCTGGGTCATTACCGGGTATTACATTCAATCCTCCAAGAATTGGAAGATATGGAGTAACAGCCGTTGTTGGTGGATATGGTTCTGTTGGTAACGTAGCAATACGTGTTCAACTTGCTGATGGATCAAATAATATTATTGTTCCGCCAAAAACTGCCACAAGTTCATCAAATACGGCTGCTGTAACTACTGTTCTGGATGGTATTTATGATGCTACATCAACATCTCCCGTTACTTTAAAGGTTCAACTATCAAATGGTGGAGTGGCTGGAACGGCAAGTATTATTCCTTCAAACTCTGGGGATGCTGCAATTCAATGGAAAATTATCGAACTCGACGCTGCGATGCCTTCTCCGATTTTAGTTGGATCAAGCAATTCACAGATTTATGTTGATGGAACACCAACTCTAGCAAGCACAAATAATAAGATTATGATTTATCCAAGTGTTCGAGAAAACACTGGATCAAATAATATGACTTACACAACAAGTGCAACATTAGGTGACAGCATCACAATCAATAATTCTGGTGTCTATTCATGCGGAGTAGGTGGTGGTGGATCAAATAACCAAGGGATTTCAGTAAACTCTTCAGCACTTACAACAAGCATCACTTCTTTAACATACGCACAAGGAAGAAGATCACACGGTGGATCAAATGGTACGGCTTCTCAATATACCGGTTATTTAAATTCTGGAGATATTGTTAGACCTCATTCTGATGCTGGTGGAACACTAGGAACAACGCAGCAATACTTCTACTGTAATAAAATAAGTAACTAGGGAGGCAAGATGCCACAAGTACAGGTTGATCTTTATCAGGTATTAATTGGCTTCATAGTTTTGATCGGTTTCCAGTTTAAGTTGATGTTTGACAATGGGCAAAACAAAAAAGACATTGTCTTACTTTGGCAAAAGCACGACGATCTTAGTGAAAAGCTAGGCGATGAACTGAACTCAATGAACAGATCGCTGGCTCGTATTGAGGGAAGACTCTCAATAGAAACAAAAAAGTAGGAGAAATATATGTCTAATTCAGTAAAAGTAGAAATTCAAATCGGTGTAACAGAGAAGAAATTGGCAGACCTAGTGGTTGCTCTTGTGAAAGATATCAAGGCAAAAAAACCAGCGGCAGCAATCGGTGCTGAAAACTTTCCAGCAATTCTCGATGTTGCCGATGAAGTAAGCGGTCTCGGTGAAGAGATCAAAAACGAAAGTGAAATCGCACTTGGTGCGTATATCGCAATCGAGCTTGAAAAAGCTTTGAAAGAATAAAGTATGAGCAAGGAAGAGTTTTATTTAAAACTTTTTCAAGAGGGAAGGGAGATCATTAAGTTGGTTATCCCTTTCCTCATAGCTTTACATCTTCCTCAACCAAAATACATGAGCAAGAAGGAAGACTCCGATGAGGGTAAAAAGTAATTTTACAATCCTTTACAACATATCGTGCATCCTATTGATATTATTAAGTGGGTGCGCTTCATTTCAACTCCCTAGCGGAGCACCAAATCCAAATACAATTTTTAAATATGACCTTAAAGGAACCGTGAATGGTTTACCTTTCGATGGTACTGGTGTAATTCCATACGCACCAAGTTATACAATTAGAATCACAAGTCGAGTTGATGTTGATCTTTTCACTGTTGCAAGTTGCCACAGAGACTTCTCGGTTGAGAGCGCAATCAATCTTGGATGGTTTCAAAAAAAACGCGGTTATGAATATGAGTACACTCCCTCGCAAGGGATCGAAAATGGCTCCTGCTTGGTTAGAATCGGCGCTTACAACAAAGACAAGGGTGCGAATGCGTGGGCTATAATCGACTTCCAGAGCCCAAATGAAGCTATGCCAGCCCTTAATCTATGCAACGGCGCACAATTACAAGAGGGTGGAGTTTCCATTTGCCAAAGCAGGGTCGGACTTATCCAGCGCCTAGTGTTCACTAACAAAGTGCAGCACTCCAGCCTCATTGATCCAAAGTGCGATTTCAAATCCGCGGACGGTTTAACTTGGGAGTACCAAATGCCTCAGGGGGAATGCGTGATCGCGTTTAAAGAAATTGGCGGCTCGAGAATCCATCGCCACACAACCATCGGTTACAATGATATTTTGATCAGAGGAGAATAATTTTATGTGGTCTACAATCATCACGACATGCCTTCCTCTTATCGCTTCCTTGGCTTCGTTTTACATCAAAAGATTTATTTCTGGAGATGCTGAAAAGGAAAAGGCTCAAGCCGCATTCGATGCGTGGGCAAATTCACACAAAAAAGATGGAAACGCGAGTGCTCAACAACATTCCGATTACCAATCTCAACTCGACGACTTGAATAAGAAAAAAGATGAATAAAGAAATTTTAAAAAAACGAATTGCGGAGTTTAAGTGGGAATCCAAAGAGCAAAAAGAGGGCTACCTTGCGTTCATGAAATACCAAACCGATCACTCTCAAGACATTGGTGATGAAGTAGACCTTGCTGTGGCATTCCTGATTCAAAAGAATCACGAACAAAATCAGTATTTGATCGAGACAATCGCAGGTCAGGTTGAAGCACTACAAAACGATGTCAAAAAACTAATGGATAATTCCTAAATTCATGTACCCTGTACTGGGGTAGGCACGGAAGCCGACGTTGATGCCGCTAGGGACGGCGGTTCCCCAAAAATCAAGCTCACACGCATCCCAACTAATCCACCTAGTAACTTTCCATCCTCAGGTCTGAAGCTACTCCTAGCCCCTTTACGCTTAATTGCATGCCCACTGAAAAAAACTACTTTATCTAAGGGCATAAAATACACGATAAAGCCCGAAGCAATGTTCCAATCATTATAAAGGCAAGCGCGGTTGATTTGGTGTTCATCCAAAACACTATACACGAAATGGTCGGTATTAAAAGTCTTGCAGTCTAGGTAGGAAATTCGACCCTTGCGGTCGAACATACGGAAATCTAACTCACCCTTGATTACTTTCAACTGCCGTCGTGGAAACGGAATCCAGAACGCTGTAAGGTGGTTTTTTAAAATGTTGTACCCTTCGCGCAGGGCTTTTTTTTGAAAAATGTGTTCAAAGTCTAATCCGCGATTCTTGTTGCGGGTTACTTGTTTCACTCTTCTTTAAGTATCCCCATTTTTTTTGCTAGTTTGGGATCAGCTGCGGCGATGAATGCTCGTAAACCGTATTCAGCCATGTCTTGTTTTGTAATATGCATCTTTGAGCGGACGGAATCAGCAGCTTCAAGTAATTTTGTATCAACTCTAACCTGCAACGGAGTCTTGTCTTTTTGGTCAGGAAGAGGAAGTGTATTAGTTATTGTATTTTTTTTCATATCTTCATTCATAAATATCCTCGTTACATAAAATTGACAAGTTTAATCCCACCCACGACACCCACAGTAATGCTGGTCTAAGTGCATTGTCGGTCTGTATAGAAAAAATGGTAGGTTTATGTCCGATTTTACCGCTGCTTGGCAGTACATGCATTGTGAAAACCGTTGAGAAAGGTCGGGGGCTGGAATACTGCTTTCTACTAGGCAAATTGCACAGATAGGAAGCTTCGTTTTTGCATCAGTAGCGTTCGCAGCATGGCCGCATGACATTAGTGTTTTCATTTGAACCCCAGTATTTTTAGGAAACCTGCAATATCGTCCCACTGATTTGCAAAGCGCCAAGCGTGTTCTGCCTGTTCCTTTGTAATTACATTAGAACCTTCTGGACATGCGCAAGCTCTGATCAAAGGCTTAGTTACTTCAACAGGTCTTTTTTCTCCATAGTAAATATCTGTTTCGTATGGTTCATCGTCGTTGATCCACATTATTTTGTTTGGATTAGTGTCACTCATCTAAAATCCTTTCTGTTAATTCACGAGACTTTTGCTCCATAATTGGACAGCTATACGAACGCGCTATACCTTCAGGCACTATATCTACATGTTGTTTAAAAATTGACTCAACCTCACCAAATGTTAGGTGATCCCTAAGCAATATGTAAAAAAAGCTAACCAGTTTCTCGTTTTCATTCATTCTCGTTCTCCCTGAAAACCAAAAATGTACTCTCCTTGGCAGTTACATGATTCACGCATTGAGTGCAGACAGCCTGAACTCTTGTATTCGTAAACTGTCATTCCTCGCTGCTGAATCCTTGCCATAATTACATTGGCAACGTAGTTTTCCTGATCTTTTGCGGGAATGTTTTTGAGAACACCCTCGATAACTCCAACCATTTCTTCTCTTGTCGGCCTACTCATAGCTCTATCTCCATTCCGTTTGGAAGCTCGCAAATCATAACGCAGCCCAAAGCCTTCATGATCCTTACCGCTTCTGCATAACTCATTTTCATGTTTCCTCTTTCAATCTTGCTCAACGCGCCTTGTGAAATTCGCGCTTTATTAGATAGTTGGGTTTGAGTTAATCCTTGTTCGATTCGCAGTGCTTTAACTGCGATTGAAATTTGTGTATCTAAAACCGTTTTTTTGCTACCCATTTGAATATCCTTCTGGTTTTGTAATTGTGTATCCAAGTTCTCTCATTGTTTCAGCGATATTGTCCTTTGACCATTCAACAAAATCCCAGCCTTTTCTCTCAAAATTTTCAAGTGCTTTCCAAGTGCTCCAAAGCTCTTTGTCAATTTCATCTTCGCCCCAGTAAAATCTAAATAGTGAGTTCCAATCATTAAAAAAGTTTAAAGTACCATTTTTTTCAACTGAGAAAACCTTCTTTAAATCTGGATGATTGTTGTAAATAACTGATAAATCTAAATTTTTCATAAAACCTCTATTTTTTAAGTTTTAAAATTGCAACAATGGTTAGTTTTTCAAGAGTAGAATCACTCATCAAAACCTCGTGGGATAAATCGTCTGGATAATCTCCATAGAGGATAAAATAAATGTCCTCAAAGGAGTTTCCAAGGCTGATTGCCCTCATGATCATTCTGTTTTTAATTTCCTTGGCAATTGTTTCCATTTTTTCCATAAATTATCCTCCTGTTTTTTCAATTAAAAGTTCAGATATAGCCCAACCTACAGCTCCAAGACTTCCAGCATTGTTTCCGCCACGTTTTGCGTATTCGGAATTTACTGCGGTCATCATTTTTTGATCAATGAATGCCTGATACATTGACACTGGAATTTCTTGAACCATTTTAAGAATAATTGGGCATTTCATCAGCTCATCAAGATTTGTTCTATAGTGATCAGCAAGCAATACAGCGTGTTCTTTTGTCGGTTTCATATAATTCTCCTATCCAATTACCGTTAAAATTTCAGAAATTAGTGTCCATTTTTTTGGTTTATCTTTACCAATAAACATTCTATTCACAGCGTGAACAAAATCGTTTCTGTCTTTAGTTTGATTTTTTTCAATGAAATCCATAACTTCTTGAATATCTTCCATTGATAATTTTGCTACGCTATTTTTGTAGTAAGAATGTGACCAAAGCTTTTTAAATCTTTCAACTCTCATAAATTACTCCTCAATTTCAATTGATACGGACATGATTTCGTCAAGGATGATTGCAGTTGCAGGATTTAAGTCATCTCCTTCAATTGATTCAAGAATTTCTAATGCTTTTTCTAGTTTTTTTAATTTAATTTTCAGTTGGTTCTTAGTCATATAATCTCCTTAAACTTAACCCCTTACGAGGGTCAGGCGGATGGACGTTTTTAAGCATTTGGACCATCATCTTGCTTGTATATATAAATTCTAACACAACTAATCATAAAGTATACAACTTTTAATACTTTTTTTAATATTAAATTAAATATAATCGATTATTTTTAATAAAAAGCATATATTTAATTAATAAGGTTTAATATATAAATTAAATGAATTTAATTGAAATAGAAATAAATAAATACTATGTATATATGCACATTATTAATAATAAGGTTTTTTATATAGGCTCAGGAGTATCTTCTAGGCCATTTTCACATAAATATAGGCATAAATTATGGGGTAATTATGTCAATGAAATTGGCAAATTTACAGTTAAAATACATTCCACTCATACTAATAAAATTGATGCACTTATTGAAGAAAAAAAATTAATAATCAAATATAAGCCATGTTGTAATTTAAAACTTAATGGATATAGCGGAAAAGGATTAAAAAGAGGGTGCTCAATATTAGATACAGAAACAAACAAAAGATATAATTCAATAAAAGAAGCATCGGATGACCTAAAGATAAAATATACAATAATGGTAAATTTATATCACAAACAAGAAAGATTTATTTATGGTTGATTCAGATCAAAAATGATGGTTTCATCTTTTCATGGAACTAAATAAAAAATTCAAAATTGAGTACAGGAATCCCAATGAAATTATCCCCTACAAGAATAATGCTAAGATTCATTCCGAGGAGCAGGTTAAAAAACTTGCGTTACAAATTCAAAGTTTTGGGTTTGACCAGCCGATTGTTATTGATGCGGATTCGGTCATTATTAAAGGCCATGCTCGGCAAAAAGCCTCCATCTTGTTAGGCTTAAAACAGGTTCCTGTCATTGTTCAAAACCTTACCGAAGAAGAAGCAATGGCAGAACGTATTGCGGACAATAAAGTAGCGGAAGCACCGTATGATTTTACTTTATTAAAACAAGAGTTTGATGCCCTTGCGCTATCAGAATTCAATATGCAGCTTACTGCTTTCGACAACGCTGAAATTCACGCCTTGATCAGTAAAAATGAAAATGTGGTCAATGGTGAGACTGACCCAGAAGAAGAATGGGCAGATATGCCCGAGTTCAAACAGGAAGATACTCAATCATTTAGGAAAATTATTGTTCATTTCCAAAATAACGATGATGTGGCAACTTTTTTCAAATTAATTAAACAAGAGCATACAGATAAAACCAAATCAATTTGGTTTCCTGAAATTGAAATCAATCATATTGCTGATAAAGAGTATGAATAACGAAAGAAGTATATTTAATAAAATTAAAAAAGAGCATTTTTTTGAGCTTGTAAACAAATGCGATAATTACAAAAGTGTAGATTTGGATGATTTGTATAATGAATACCTACTACACGATGAAAACCATCTTAAAAATTTACCAATAAATGCTAAAGCCAAACTATTGCAAGATAGATGGTATAAATCAATTTTATCGACACCAGATTACAGCGTTTATAGTGACCAATACTATATTTGTGATATTTGGCTTTGTTGGAAAACTTATAGCAGAACTGCTCTGTTGGCATTAAAAAATCCAAAGTCATTAATGACAATGAGTGTGATTGATTTCCTAAAAACCCCATCTGTTATTTTAGATTTAGGTTGTGGATTTGGCTATACAACCGCTGGGTTGAAAGAGTTTTTTCCAAACTCAAAAGTAATTGGAACAAATATAAAGCAAAGTTTTCAATATAGAGTCGCGGAAAGAATTGGTATAGAGAGAGGTTTTACCGTAACGGATGATATTTCATCTGTTGGTAAAGTTGATGTAATTTTTGCCTCCGAGTATTTTGAGCACATCATCAATCCAATTGAGCATCTATATAATGTACTTAAAAATACAAATCCAAAATATTTGATAATAGCGAATGGTTTTAGCGGAACAGCAATAGGTCATTTTAATTATTACAATCACATGAATAATAAATATTCCAACAAACAAATGAGTGTAATGTTTAATAAGTCTTTAAAAATGCTAGGATACGAAAAAATTAAAACTAAAGTTTGGAATAACAGACCAGCGTTATGGATGAAAAAATAAAAAACTGTAATAGATTCCCAATTTATATTCCATCTAAAGGTCGTTATGAATACATGATGACCAGCAAGTATTTGACTCTCATGGGAGTTAAACACTACCTTATTGCCGAGCCTCAAGAAGTTGAACTTTATAGGAAGGCAGTTAGGGAAATGAAACTTCTAACCGAAGTCATTGAGCTGGATGTGTCCTACAAAGAAAAATATGAAACCTGTGATGGTTTAGGGTTATCAAAATCAACTGGAAGTGGACCAGCTCGTAATTTTGGTGGGGATCATTCCAGAAAAAATGGATTCGCATTTCATTGGATTATGGATGACAACATTAGAGCATTCAGAAGACTGCACAATAATACAAAAATAAAGGTATCAAACGGTGCTATTTTTCAAGCCATGGAAGATTTTGTTTTAAGGTATGAAAATATTGCAATGGCTGGACCGCAATATTCTTTTTTCTGTCCATCTCGTGTTCATAAAAAACCATTCAGCTTAAATACGAGAATTTTTTCATGCAATCTAATTAGAAACGATGTGCCTTTCAGGTGGCGTGGTCGTTATAACGAGGACGTAATTTTATCAATTGATATGCTTAAGGCAGGATGGTGTACTGTACTTTTTAATGCATTCCTTCAAGAAAAAATGGGAACTCAAACCATGAAGGGTGGAAATACCGACGAACTTTATAAAGGAAATGAGCGAAAAGAGGGTGAAAAATATGCTGCAACTGGAACACTGGATAAATCGCAAATGTTATGTAGAGTTCACCCAGACATTGCAAGAATGGCTATCAGATATGGACGACACCATCACCATGTTGATTTAACTGGGTTTAAAAATATGAAGTTGATTCGCAAAAAAGATTTGGTAATTGAAAATAAAGTAAATAACTACGGTTTAAAATTGGTAACAAAAAAATGAGCAATATTTTAAAGAATTACATTGAGTTAGATATTTCAAAATTGGTAAAAGCTGTTTGGAACTACAAAGAAAATGATCCATTCATGCAAAAACAGCTTGAAGAGAATCTTAAAAAAAATGGTCAGATTGAAAATATCATTGTCCGTGAGTTGGATACTGGGTTTTATGAAGTCTGTAATGGAAATCATCGTTTTGATGCAATCAAAAGTTTAGGATGGGATAAGGTTGTAGCTTTTAATTTGGGAAAGGTTTCAGAAGCCAGTGCCAAAAGAATCGCAATTGTAACCAATGAAACAAGATTTCAGAATGATCACGTCAAATTCACAATCCTTATGGATGAGCTCGCAAAAGAATTTTCAGCTCAAGATCTGAGCATTGATATGCCGTTTACAATCGAGCAAATCGAGAATTTTACCAATTTAGTA